TGCTACTGCCTCTTCTGAGGACTGAGCAGTTCCCTGTGCTGGCGGAGTTACTGCCGGCGGTGTTTCCGGTGTACCAGTGCCCTCCTCTGTACCATAGCGTTTTTCAATACTTTCAAAAAACGCTCTTTCAGATTCTGTCATTTTGCTCTTGTCGATTTTCATTTCTTCTCCGTCTCCTTTCGGTTCATCGTCTTCTGGTCCGTCTTCTTTTTCCTCGGAAGCTTTCTGAATTGCCTCGTTCAGTCTTACCTGTGCTGACTTCATAACTGCCAGTTCCTCTTCGGAAATTTCCTGATCGTTCTTTGCTATATTTGATACCTTGCCATCGGACCACTGGCTGATTGCATCTTTCACTACGGAATAGAATTCGTCCAGGTTCTCAATCATAGCTGCTGTGGCTCCTGCTCCGTCCAGGTCTTCATCCCATAAAACAGAGCATAAGGAAGACTGCAGTGCATAACAAAAGTCCCATATTTCATCTGCGATTTTCTGAGCCTTTCGTTGTGCCATCTTTTCTTTGAAGGACTCTGAATTGCCTTTCTCGATCTCTTCTATCGCACTGTTCAGCTCGCCCGGATTTATTCCGACCATCTTTGCGATAGCTGATAAAAGGCGTTTCATTACACCACCTTCATTCTGTTTCTCTCCCTCTTCATCGTCTTCTTTTGGTTTCTTGGGATCTTCCTCCGGTTTTCCATCTTTGCGTTTGAACAGCTCAATATGTGCATCCGGATTGGCTCCCTCATCCACAAAGTCAACTTTCTTAACTTTGAGGTTCTTTAACTTTGTTGCCATGCTGTTCCTCCTTTCTTCTGGATTTATAATGCAAAAAGGCACCCACTAAGGATGCCTCTCTGAATTATCGCAATATTCAGTTCAAAAAGCCCTACCAGAGCCGTTTTTACGATCTCTAGGGTAGGATTGATAGGTTTGGCGTGCTGAAAATCGCTATACGCCGCTGTTTTCATCTCTTCCTTCATCAAAGTTCTTCCTGCCGGCAGCTGCAAGAGCGATACAGGTAATTCCTGATAGCACACCAAACAGATAAATACCAATATCAATCAGTATCCTCATCCTCCACCTCTACTCTTTCTGCTTCGCCCTCAATGCTGAACATGGAATATGTGCCATCTTTGACCTTTTCCCATACATCTGCATCAAGCACTTTGAAGCCAATCCACCAGCCAACAGGAAGTGTTCCTTCCGGAATACCCATGGCTCGCTGTTTCTCTTCGGTGAAGACAACGCTTTCAACCAGGGTAGCAACACCGCCTCTTTCGTGCATCTCGCCACCTTCTCGGTATAACTGCACAAATTCATATGCTGCCTGTTCCAGATCTTCCGGCTCTACGATGTCCTCCTGCCAGTCTTCAATCAGTTCTCCATCTGATCGGATGGAAACATTCGCCCACCCAAAAGCAAGCATCTGTTCATCATCACGCTTTGTGATCTTGAACATTCTCTTTTTCACTTTCTTTTCCGGGGACTCCCTGGCTTTTGGTTCCATCTGATCTCCGGATTTCTGGATCATATCTGAAAATTTCTTCATTTTCACTTTTCTCCTCTTCTCAACCTCATTTTCTGTCAGCTGATCTGCTGTGCATTGAAACTTGCTCGTCCCAAAACCAAAGGCACCGGCTAATTCCTCTTTCGTCATAGAAGTTTTGCGCTTTCTTCGCTGTAAACTCCTCTTCGCTTCCACTGCTCTATCACCTCTTCCTTCGTTGCATACGACCATTCCGTTTCTGTTCTGCCAGTAACTTTCATTCGGATTATTGTGTCCGCTCCGTCCTGGCCTATATCGGTCACCAGAAAATCAGTCCCTCTGTTCAGCAGAAATTCATACTCTTCTGGTTTTCCGGACAATGGATTTACCCAGGCTCCTACACCTTGCCCTTTAGGAACGCTTATCTCCATGAAGATATTTCCGCTTGCCTGTTTCTCTCTGACAACGGATGTGCTGACAAAACCATCATCATGGAACGTACTTCCTATCCTTGTCTGCAACTTCTCCAGAACATCGTTCTCACAAGTTCTGAACACCTTAATGTCTTCCGGAAGCTCAAACTTTGATATGGCAGAACTGATATCCGAAATCATCTCTGAAATTTTACGGTTGCCGAGATCATCCCACAACTTAACCTGGTTTTCTGTCATTTCTCTTCTCAGTAATCCATTAATCGCACTGTAATCTGGTCCGCAATAATTTGTAATTGATGCCTCTTCCTGTGATGTTGTTTGCTGGCTCCACTTTCCATACGGTGACTGAGTTTTGAAATAATCCAGTTGCCTGTCATATTCTTCCCGATCACTTCTCCGCAACGATCTGTCTGGCCGCTTTCCGAAGTATTCCTCGGCCTCTTCGCCGGATGAAAACTCTTTCTGTTCTTCTGCATCCACCTCTGTTTCAATCTCAGTCATGTTTTCCGGCTGAAATACAGGTGGCTCAATCTCAATGTACTCAACAGCGCAAGCGCAACGTGGATGTGCTGGCGGTAGCATTTTCTGACCGGTAAACAAAAGACGGCCCTTAAAATCGAAATTATCATCCATCTCGATTTCAGTACCGTCTAATGCAGCGCAAATGGAACAAACCGAATCATCTCCGGATGTGATCCATCTCTTGATTGTCTTTCCTATAAGGCCTTGGGACTGTGCCTGTCTTACTCCTTGGTCGGCTCCTCGGTTGTACGCAAATTCCAGTTCTGTCTGAGCTATAGTGAAAGCTCTCTGCCGATGTTTCTGCTCTGCGTACTTCTGTGCCGCATCCAGTGCCTTCTTCCGGATGTTTTCCGGCTTCATTCGTGGATGATTAGTTTGCAATGTGGCCTTTACGGTATCGTACAGCTTCAATGCCGCTTTCGTGTCGCTATCTGTAAGACCTATACATGGGCGAATGAATCTTGCCAATTCGTCAACCGTATGCTGATCTGTGATCTTCTTTACAAGCAACGACTGGATGGCCTTTTTCTGCTCTGCTGTACACGATGTCACAAATTCAGCTCCCCTGTCTTTGATCCACGATACAATTCCAGGGTCCTGCGTATTGATGCTGAATGATAAGCTATCAAACATCGGCTGACCGGCAACGCCTGCCGCCATTGCAGACATCCATACGCCTGCCATCTTTTTCTCAATCAGAGCTGAGTAATCTTGCTGCCAATCCTCGAACTGCTTCTGTGTGAGCATACCACTTTGCACCACTTCCCTCAGTTCTTTATAGGTGATGGCATTTCTTTGGTCTTCCCAAAAGCTGCAGAGGATTTCTACTGGTTCGCTGGTATTCTGGTTCAAGAAACCCTGCAGTCTGTTTAGAATCTCCTGAGCATTCTTTGACTTCGGTTTCAGCTTTGCTTTCGCCTTTTTCACTTGACCTGGCGGTCTTATCAAAAATGCCATACCTACCCTCTTCCCAAGCGTTTTTTGGCCGCTTCTACCACTTCCTCGGAGATTTCCTCATCATCTTCTTTCGGTTCCTTGCCTGCGGCTGTTTCAGGTTCTGGTGGTTCATTCTGTCCCTGCTGTTCTTCCCTTGTCTGGCTCAACTCTCTAGTATCATCCGTTCTTTCCGGAAGCTTCCCGATCTGCCTGATATAATCTTCCAGACCATCATCCGGTACCAAAACTCCAATTCCAACCATATCCTTAACAAACGCAGATACCTTCGCAATGTCGGCATCTTCAATGTCTCCATGCGTCAGCTTTGGATAATCTGTAATTCCAGCAAAATGGTCTCCGTTAATATCGATCAGATTCGGTATTCCCTGGCTATTGAACGTCTCTGCAATAATATCCAGATACGCGCCGCAGGCCATCGCAAACAATTCTGTCTTGTCTGAGCTTAAAGCCCATGAACCATTTTGCTGATGCCCTAAGAAAATAAAGTCTGCCAGAACTGTCATAGCAATTCTAGTATCGTAGCGGTCAATAATCGCATTGGTGTCAAACTGTCTGGAGCCGCCAGTGCTTAAAAGTTCCATCTTGAAACCCCCGGGAAGAACGAGGCCTTCTCTTTCATCTCTACGGACACCTCGAACCATATTTTCCAGCTCTGCTCTAATCCTTGATATGGTTTCGTCTTCAGAGTTCCATATATCCATGTCTTCCGGAGTGTAAATCACCGGCAGTCCGGCAAGATCACGTTCAATGCCAATGCCTTCAATCTCCTGGATTCTTCTCTTGAAATGCCATGACCGGTACGCATTTCTCAAAATGCTTCTACCCTCTGGATTGTCCTTTCGTACCTTGGTTCTAAATAGCAGTGCCTTACTCATCGGGATTGTCAGCAGCCCAAAGTCCGGCGGTGGCATCTGCGTCATACCTACCAGATTATCTGCTTCATCGTATTCCCACTGGTACAGAGTTTCCTGAGATCGAATAGGGAGCTTCGCCCATCCGATCAAACCATCGCTGTATTTGCTTCTGGTTCTGGTATCTCTTGTATTTCCCATTCTACGCTTGTACACAATTTCATGTAGGCTCCAGCCATAAGTAAGGAATGACAGGATCTCTGAGACTGTATCAACCCATGTACTTTGCATATCATCCATACATGATTGTACAAACTCAGCTGCTTCCCGGTCTTTTGCTGTGCCGCCTCCCGGTTCCACAATCCAATCGGTCTGCCGAACCAGCATTTCTATCGCATAAAGGATCGCACCGACTACATCATCATTCTCTGACATTTCTCGGTAAATCTCTACTCCTCTGCTTCCTCTCAGTTCCGGAAGAAACTCTTCATAGATAACTCCGCCGTAACGCCTCTGGCCGATGCGTCCTATTTCTTTACTCACTTTACATCAGCCTCCTTTTCTGCCCGCAGGCTTTTATTCTGAAGCTCACTCCGTATCCAGAGTCAGCAATCCGAACTGTTTCTCTGACGATGTAGCCAGCAACCGCCGACTTAGCCAACGACCCTTGCGTTCCACATGGCTGATTTACTGCTTGGAATGCTACACCAGTTACTCCTACACGCAACCAAACGGATCGGTTCTTATTTCCTCCCGGTCCGTTCCTGCTGTTTATGCTATTCTGCAATGATAACATCATGCTCACCGCCTCCTTTATGAAGCCATCTCGTAATAGATCACGCCGCATCCGCTTGATATGGTTACGCTTTCTGCCTTCACATACAGGCACATACCAGCAGGAATAATAATGCCATCTACATCTGTCGGTGCGTCCCAACAAGCCTTTACGGTCAGAATTTCTGTATCTTCAAATGCCTGGATCATGGAAACAAAAGTTCCTATACCGTCTGCCTTGAACTCTTCTGCGTCTCCTCCAGGAACATTGTATTTTTTACAACCATAACCGCCCATGCTTGCGATCGCACTGGCAGATGCTGCAGTATTGTTTACTCTTATTCCATTCATACTTAATCTCATCCTCTCCAATAACTGCTCTTGCTGAGCGTATCTTTTGGCGGTGCCGAGAATGTAGCTCCGCTCTCAACTTCATTGAAAGCTGAACTGCTGGCGTCCACCATGTCCTTAAATTTTGATTCCGGGAATGATTCCAGCTGATTGAAGTACATTTCATTCCACTCTCCAATCAGCACATCTACATTTCCAGCCTGCCACTGCGCTGCAAACGGCTCTGCTCTGGATTCCTTGCTTCCAGACTCACCTATGGTCTTTACCAGAAAGCCTGCCAGGAACTTCACGTAGGATTGAGCCTGTTCTTTCCCGGCCTGCCCTGGGTCCTGTGGAAGTCTTTCAATCACTCGCTTGTATTTTGCCTTATCTGCCTGCGCTGTCATTTTAATGATTGTTCTTACATCAGAAGCAGCCAAACGCTTGTTAATTACGTCTGCCACGATGTATCTACCGCTCTTTCTCTTTCCGATCAGAACGCCTGCGGTATATGCCGGA